CCGCCGAACCCGTTCGCGCACCCAGCCGGGCACATCCGCCCTGCCAAGGTTGTAGAGGTCGACGAAGAGGGCGATCGCGACGGTCTGCTGCAGCTCGGCGGCCCGCTGGAAGGCGCGCAGCGCGCCGAGGATGGCGATGCGCGCGTCGAGCTGCTCTCCGGCGGCCTGGCCGGCAATCGCGAGGTCCGGCGCGGCCTGCAGCGCCAGCGACGCCGCCTGTTCCAGCTGTGCGCCACCTGCCCGAACGAAGTACTCCGCACGCGCCGTCGCGGGCAGCAAAGAGACGTGGTACTCGACACCACCGCCACGGCCGTCACGTTGCCGGCAGAGGCTGGCGAACTGCGCCCAATCCTCGCGCTCGGCGAGAGCGAGGACGTTCTTGCGCGACGTCGGCAGGCCCGGCAGGGCAAGATCAGCGATTTCGGAAGAGGTCAGCCAGAGCTTCACGCCGCGGAACCTTTCAGACGACGGAGCTCGGCCCGGAGGAGACGAAACTCCTGCCAGGAAAGCCGAAAGTCGGGTGCCGAGCCGCAGCCCTCAGCCTCGTCGATGCGTTGCAGCAACCGCGCCGTCTCCTGCTCCTCCTCGCGGCGCTCGGCGATAGCGCGGCGCTCGCGCGCAGCGGCGATCTGCCAGGGGTCAGCGCCTTCTGCGACAAGCCGAGCGATCTCGGCGTTGGCTTCCGAGACGGTGAGGGTCATGCGGCGCCGCCCTTCTTGGCCTTAGCGGACTTGGGAGCCTGCGCGGCGTCGAGCGCCGCGATCTTGGCGTCGATCATCACCTTGGCGCCGCGCAGTTGGCTGGGCGTCAGACGCGCCAGCAGCGCTTCGAGCTTGACCAGCGGCCGGTCCTCCTCGCGGACGGCCCCACCAGCCGGCAGCATGCCGGCCGTGACCCTGGCCTTGGCGAGATTAGAGGCGCGGCCCTCGGCGATCTCGCGTGCGACCTTCAACTGGTCGGCCGGATCGAGCGCGGCGAGCGCCTGCAGTTGCGCCTGGTTGTCGGCGAGCTTGGTGCCGCGGATGAGGGAGACGACGTCGGGCGACAGGCCGGCGGCGAGCTCGCGAGTGCGGTCGATCGAGCGGGTCGACAGACCGGTACGGCGGGCAGCTTCCTTGGAGAAGCTCGACCAGTTCGCCAAGTTGGCGAACTGATTTTTCTCGCGCCATTTCTTGGACTTGCGATCGCCGCCGTTGCGGACATCGGCATTGTCGGCTGCGAACATGTCGGCGAGCCGGCCGACGAAGATCGTCCGGTCGAGCGCGGTGAGCTCGTTTCGGATCAGGTTGGCGTGGATCTCGTGCTTCTCGCGCTCCTCCGGCGTCAGCGTCCGGATGCGAGCCGGGATCGTGTCGCGGCCCAGCAGCTTGAAGGCCTCGAGCCGGTGCTCGCCGTCGACGAGGAGGT